CATCCTTACGCATTAGTGGCGCAAACTTAACCGCCGCCATGCCAAGAGTTATCCTACCCTCTTTAGTCTTCATCATTTCAGGGTTAGCCTGAGCTAGGCTCTGCATAACTCCCTGGAGGGTTATCGGTCCCTGAGGCTGCGAAGGCGCGCCACCCCCCGATGGCGCGCCCGCGCCCTGAGGCGCGCCCTGAGGCGGCGCGCCCTGAGGCGGTAGGTTCTGTGGACGCCCGTATGGATCGCCCCACAGGTTACCATTCACGCCAGCGGGCATGGATGGCTCCATCCCCGGCATACGGTCCAGCTGCGTCTTGGGGGGCTGCACGCCCATGAACTGCTGTGCGGCGCCACCTTGAGCTGGCGGCGCGCCTGGTGCTGGCGGCGCGCCTGGTGCTGGCGGCGCGCCGGAAGGATACGTCGGGCGGCTCGTCAGGTTCTCGTAGGCGCGCCCAAGCGTCTCCTTGCCAGGATAACCAGGGTCGTACAGGGGCCGCGTCTCCCCCGGAGGCATAGGTTGCTGAGGGTGGCCGGTAGAGAACGGTCCGGGATCATATGGCGGATAGTTGCCCTGCTGGTTAGCTTGCGGGTCAAAGGGCGTATCGTAGCGCTGCGTAAACCCCTGCTGCTCCGTTAAGCTATTAGGGGGATACATAGGGTCTGACGGCCCCTTCAGCATATACTCTAGGCCGCTATCAACGGGAAGATATCCCTGCTTGAACCTCCGCTCCCACGCTGAGGGATAGTACGGCTGTGGATCATAGTCCGCCATTACCAACTCCCTTGTTGCGGCGCCCGCCACGGGGCCCGCCACGGGGCCCCCTGCCCGGAGTATGGGGACATTCCGGGCTCGCTCGTCCCGCGCTGTACTCCCGGCATGAACGTCGGCTGGTACATGTTTTCCGGCGTCACGCCGGGGCCATACTGCGGCGCGCCCATCTGCGAGAAGACATCGCCTTGCCCGCCCTGTGGTCCACCCTGCATAGGCTGCGCAGTGGGTGGCATGCCTTGCGGCACTTGTCCAGGCTGCCCGTAGGTGCGAGCGAATTTGTCGTACTCATTACCCTCACGGGCGAAGTTCTGCCCACCCTGACTAATGTTCTGCCGCATCCCCTGGTTCTGCAAACCTTGATGCGCTTGCAGTAGCGGGTTCATAGCCTGTGACTGCTGGTTCGCTAGCTGCTGCTTCTGCACGTCTAGCGGGTTAGTCTTCTGCTTCTGCATGTAGTCCTGCGAAGACTTCATACCTTGCTGAAAGCCCTCAGGTGCACCTGAAAAGAATGCTGACCAATTCATTTGTTATGCCACGGCGCCGCCCGCCATGCCTCCCAGTGTACTGCCTGCCATGGCCCCCATTGGGCCGCCCATAACACCGCCCGCGACCATACCAACCATTGAGCCTATACCCTTCGCCGCGCCCGCGTCTTGCGCCTGCTGCTGCGCCTGTGCGGCCATCTGCGCTTGGTACATTTGCGCCTGATATGAACCGCCCTGGTTCAGGTAGTTCATATAGTTCTGCGTAGCCTGTTGGTCCTGCGCGTAGGAAGCTAACCCAAACTGCTGCTGTTGGCCAAGTTGCCCGTACTGCTGCCCGACGGTCTGCGCAGCAAGTCCCGCGCCGCCTGACACGTTAGCCGCGCCCTGCCCATACATCTGCCCCGCCGCACCTGAAAGCTGCGCTGCACGCGCTGCCTGCTGGTTCTGCCACAGGTTATTGAAGTACTGATTAGACTGGTTCTCGATACCCTGCCCCGCAGGAGAAGAGTTAAGCCCGCGTGCTTGAAGCCCCGCGCGCCCCTGCTCCTGGTTCTGCTGGAACGCCTGATTATAATAATTGCTCTGAGGGTCCAGCCCCATGTTCATGAGCTGGTTACCCTGCCCATACATGTTCTGTCCCTGCCCCATCATGTAGTTGCCCGCATTGACGTTGGCTTGCGGGTTATAGTTAGTTGCCTGTAGCGATCCTGCTAGGCCGCCGCCATACTGGTTATATGTATTAGCGGCATAGTTAGGTCCGCCAGCGATCTTATTCATACCAGTAGTCGCCCCAGTCCCCGCCTGATCCATACCAGTATACGGGTTCTTAGGCGCGTCTGGCATGGGATTGGAGCTACCCATTATAACACCTTCATGTAAGTTACTTCGTATATGCGATGCCCGCTACGTTCAAGGACTCTAGCTATCCTAGGATCTGTTTTCATAACTAGGTGCGATACCTTAGCGCCAGCCTGCTTCACGTGTTCCTCGCAGAAGTCTATAAACTTAATGCCTAATAGACCTTTGCGGTATTCGGGCTTAATATAAAGTGCATCGCAGATGGCATGCATCGTACTCTTGGCGTGCAGCGTGGGCGTAAGGAGAAAGAGACAATAGCCTAGCATGTCTCCTTCCTTAAGTCTCACTGCGAAGCTTAAGAGTTTGCCAGAAGCCTCGTAGTGAAATAGCCCGTTCCAGTCCACATCAAAAGGTACTGCGTCGTGGAACTGCCCTGCCTCAGTATGATGCGCGTCTATCAGTTCTATGAAGTCCTCGCTAATCTTAGCGAAGGACTCCTTAGAGAACGTGTAGTTACCCCAGCTTACGAGGTCCGAGACTGGTAGGGGTTGGGGCTGTCTTTGGTCTAACTGCGTCACCGTTTACGCTCCGTGATGGGGGGGTCATTGAGCTATCTGGGAACTTAGGGATGCTCTTCTGCATCCCGCCGCCATGCAAACTAACTTGCGGGCTAGACCCGCCTTTGTCCTTAGCCATTACTTTAATGTCTCCACAGTGAAGCTAACGAGTGTGCAGTCGCCAGCGGTTGTCGGGGCAGTGCAGCCAGCGCCTACGGCGATAGTAGCTGTGTCAGTCTGTGTAGCCGCAGTGTACACCGCCGCGATAGGAGTAATAAGCGTCATGCCATCGCAGACTACGTTCTGGGTACTTGCACCAGTCTTAGTGATAACGCATTCCAACATCATGGGGACGCCAGCGGTAGTGACTGCTGGACCGGCGTAAGTTACTGTGCCGAAGTTAATGATAGGCGTCTTGCTGTTAGCATTGTTAACGGCATTGAACCATGCCTTAACCCTAATGCTCTGCCCAAGGGTAGTGAGATAAGAACCCGGAAGAGTGTAGGAGTCCAGGGCTTGAACGCCTGCTGTAACTACAGTCGTAGGAGTGAACGCCGCCGCGTGAAGGAGTCCTTCACTGTTAGCATTGACGCTACCAATGAGGCTATTAAACGGGATAGTGCCCTGCTCAATAGGTCCAGTAATGTAAGGCACTGGCGGGTAGTTGCCCGCAAGCGCAGCGCTTGAACTCAGTAAGAACGCTGCAAGGGCCAATCTAGTAAGCTTCATGTTATATTTCCTTAGTTAGCGTTGACGTGGTCAACCCATCCTGATATGTTCACACGACCTGATAGCCCGCTCCCGCATGCGAATAGTGTAGCTACGCCCATGTACCGGAATGCTGCTTGCGCAGACTGTATTGATGTGTTGTTGTACGAAACTGCGCATGTAGCGTTGAGCGACGGCGAAGCAGTGTCGTTGAATGACGCAGCACATGTCTGCGAAGTAATGGGTGCGTATAGGAGCGTTAGCACTTCGGACGCTGTGGTCGGTATATGTACGCCCCACACGGTTGGTGTAGCAACTAACGCTAGTGGGGCCGCGCCGCACGTACCGGCCACACCTATCAACATCTCCTGATCCGCTACCACCGCAGAAGCAGCGCTAAACCGCGACACGTTACCCTGCTGATATATTGGCCACAGTGTAGCCGCTGCGCTGGAAGTTCTAGTTGCGCCTAAGCGCATCTTGAATACGTACCCTGCGGGCATAGCCGGGGCTGTGGCGCTTAGACTAGCTAAGCAGCTGTTAGCTGAACCGTTGCTTATAGCGAATATATTATACCACGTGTTAGCGGCTATGGCGCCTGAATCGAGTCCTCCTACTCCCGTAATGGACATGTTGATAGAACATGTGCCGTAGTTCTCAGTGTAGTTATTACCGCCTCCGGGATTGTCCAGCACGACTTCTGCGGCGGAGATATCAATAATAGTTGTAGGCGTAACTGCGTTATTGTGTATCGTCAACGCGCTGGCGCTAGTAGGGGCGAACTTACCCGATGACGCGGGGAAATAAGCTAGCTCGTACCAGACGCCCGCACCGTTGTAAAAGTATAGTCCCTCATCTGATCCCGCAGTTAGTCTGTTAACGCCGCCGAGTAGGTTTAGCGACGCGCTGTTCACTAGCGTATTGGCGGTATTAAACCGCACAAAATACATAGGGTACGTAGTACTTGCGCTTGAGCCAAACGACGTAATCGTAAAAGGCCCGGCAGTAAGATTTATATTATGCGATGGCACTGTACCTAAGTCAGGCGTAGCGCTACCCGCTAGCCCCGCAAGAAATCCGTACCCGCCATTCTCAGCAGACGCGTTCATAAGCTCAAACTGCGCACCGTCGTAGAATAGCTCAGTCAGATTGCCTGAAGCTATTTCGCCGCCCGTAAGAACCTGGAGTCCTGCTGGCGTTTGCTTCAGTATGGTAGTAGCGGCAAGACCGTTTACCGCGATAGTAGCAGCGCCAGTATTAGTGGCGCTTGGCAAAAACCTAATAGTCTTCCCATACGACAACGTAAAGTTAGCAGGCGTAGCCGCCGCCACTACGATCGCATTAGCCGTGCCTGTAGCGAATGCCGCGTAGTATATACTGCTCCCACTCTGCACGGGTGTAAGCGGTGTAGCTAAAGCTGTAAGCGCTGAGATATCATTGTTAACGCCGTTCTTAGCGGCGTTAGCGTTAACCTGATTTATGATATAAGTGTAATCGGCATTGACTTGCGTCGCGTCAATGATTGTGCCGTTAATGAAAGTGTTCGGCACTGTGCCGGTAATGACTTGCGCTGAAGCTACCGAAGCAGCAAGCAGCCATGCCGTAAGCGCTAGCGCTAGTTTCTTCATTGCTGTAGATATCCCAACTGCTGGTATCGCATACTGAATGCACCTATGCGCAGTCCAGTAGCGGCGTTGAAAGCGACATTGATTGACATACGCTTGAAGACTATAGGCTGTGACCATGGTATAGATATGCTCCTAAGCTTAACACTACTGCCGTACCACAGGCTAGTCCCCCAGATTGCCACACCCCAATAGGACGGACCCGCGCCTGAGCGCTGAAGTGTTACTGCCGGAACGATGGCAGCTCCGTCTTCGTCTAGCGCATTAATGGTTACGCTAGAAGGTTGTAGCGGCAGGACGATCTCAACAGCGGATTCTACCATAGCATTTTCTGCCATAGCCTGCGTATCGGGCAGAAGCGTAGTCTGGAACACGCATTGTAAGTTAGCGCCATTCTCTACAAAAGTAGAGACCGCGCTATTAACGACGTCACTCCGCCACAATGACGCTGGTATTCCTCTTGGAACTACTATGAATGAATTGCCATATGGTAGCGCTATATCTAGTGGGAGTGTGTGCGGCCCGCTCCACTTCTGCTTAATGATATCATACCAGTATTCACTCGTAGGTGTCCCCGGTGCGCCGCCATCCTGGACCGTAACCCTGTACGTATTGGCGTTACTTCCTGCTGCGATTCTAGTAGTGTAAAGCGCGTTGATGAACGGCTGGTTTATACCCGCGCCCTCTTCTCCCACGGGATCGGTTACGCGCGCGTTGAAGTCGATAACGCGAATTCCATCGGGAGAAACAAACGCCACGCCTCTCGGGGTAACTGCAATCGATCTAGGTGCGGGTGTACCTGTCGCCACGTTCATTGCGTTCTTAGCTAGTGTATTCAGCGCTAGATCGCCTGTCACCTGATACATTGTGCTAGAGTCTTTAAACACAATAAGCGACTGAATAATACCGCCTAGCTGGTTCTCTAGTGGAAGTCCTACTGCTGCCGTTAGCTGCTTATTATCGTCGAAAGTTAACGCTTGCGACGCATTCGTAATGTTGAGAAGTAGTATGTCAGTGAAGTACGCTATAGGTTGGCCTACTGGGGGATTAACTAGAAACCACGCCCTACCACCAAACTGCGTTACCGAATTCGGTCTAGCTGGCAGTGCTACTGCGCCAGTAGTATTACCGGCATTCCAGGTAACGTTGAGTGGGTCGCTAGTCTCAAACCACCCAAAGGCGTATCCTCCGGCATAGCTAAAGCCGGGATGCGTAACTATTAACTTCGTCCCAACTACCGCCACGGTAGGCGGTTCCCAGTCGCCCGTAGTAGCTGGACTTATGGGAGTGTTGGCCGCAGTTATGCCCGTGATTGTTCCGAAAGCGCCAGAAACGATATCGTAGTAGAATGGTTGATCATGCCCGATATTAAGTCCTGATGCTATGAGGCCGTAGAACCGCGTGCCTACGATATACCCGACGGATATGAAGCCGGGACTAGTGAAGCCTGCAAAGCTTGTAAGCTTAAGTGCTGCGGGACGCGGCACCCATAGGCCCTTAGTCGTCACGTCGGGGATAAGATTAGAGAGTAGCGCGCATGAGCCGGGGAACACGTCTGTGCCATCAAGGGCGTCCGATATCCCTTGTGCCACAAACCTAACGGGTGTTCCCTTACGTATCGCCATTACCAGCCCATGTTCTTCGTGTTCTGAAGATTATTCATATTGTTACGGAATATTCTCCGGTCTAACTTAACTTGATTAACTCTACCGCCTTCATCGTCCTTCATCTTAAGGAAGTGGGTCAGTAAGTCCTTAGCCTGCATTCTGAACTGCTCTTCGCGCTCGTCATCCGTTATACTCATTAAGTCTGCGGCTAACTGCTTAATAAGATACTTCTGGTTCTGGAACCACGGGATTGCGGCAGACGTCTCAGGCGTCGCAATGTCCGCCATCTTCTTATAGTATCGCGCCGTGACAGGATATGAACCTGAAGACGGAGGCCATACGAACATGACGGGAGGCGTCTGGCTCATGTCAGTAGTGTAGTAGTTAGGATATGAGTTGTTCCCCGCCACCTGCGTTAGTCCGTCGTACTGGTCAAGGCTAAGGTTAATCATGGGGTAGGCTACACCGTTAATGGTGTACAGGATTGACTCGTCCTTACCCCTTAGCCAATCTGCGGGAAGGGTATAGGGGCCGCTGCCGGTCCCTACGCCTGAGTTGAAGTTGAAGTTGAACACCCCGCGCGCAATCTCAAAGTCATAGTCTTGGCATAGATCGCCAAGTACAGCGTTAAGAAACTGTCCAGCTTGTGAAACAAAACCTGGACACTTCGCAATCTGGCAGGCAAGATTTATGATCTGCGCGCTGGTGAGTGCCATTACTTCGCTTCCACTATGCTCTCGTAATCTTTGAGCTGGGTTTCGATAAGCTCGATGGCCTTCACCCTGTTGATGATAGACCCTTCAAGGTTCTGCCGATGCTGCGCTTCCGCCGCTGACAACTTGAAGTCGCCCTTGCGCCCGCTCTCTACCCACTTGGCGAGCTGCGCGTCTTCAACGCGGGCCATGTCAGCTTTAAGAGCCGCGAGCTGCGCCTTGCTCGTCTCAAGCTCACGGCGCACCAGGACTGTCGAGGTGATGGCGTCTTGGCGGTCGCACACCCGGCGCAGCTTGTCCATGAGCGCGCCGATCTCGGCCTCGCTCGCGTCCTGAGCGAGGTAAGTTTCGAAGACCGCGCCGCGCTTATCTCCCAAGCTGGACTGAAAAGAGACGCGGATAACGGGCATACTTTCGGGGGGATTATTTTTCATTACATTCTCATAAGGTGCGAAGGACTATTATAAGCGTCATTGACTGACAGGTTAAGGTTATGCGGTCTGCGATAGGCGTTACTATTAGCTCCACCAATCTCGCGTTCATGCTTCCATCCGCGATATGCTATCTCGCGGATAGTAGCGGCTTGTGCCGCAGTAAGGTGATACGTCACACCCTGGAAGTAGTCCACGCCGTCAACACTGATCTTAGTAGAGTGCCCTGCTAGGTCAATGGTGAGCGGAGATAGTTCTTCCTCGGGAATGAGTTCACGTCTAGCCAACTTCTTATACTCTTCAAGAAGTCTAGCAGACTCTTTCTCTTTTACTTCCTTAGCTATCTCTTTCATAGCTTCAGCGTAAATAGCTTTCTTCTCTTCCAGGCTAAGCTCGTGCGCGGGCAGTTCAATGTTGCCCGTGCTCTTGCCTGTAACTTTTGTAGCTGTTGTCATGCTATCGTCCATCCGCCTCCGGCCGCCGCTGCGGCCGATATTAAAATAGGCCAGCCCGTCTGGGTATCAGTCGCGATAACATCCCCCGGCTTAACCTGTAGAATACCCCTGTTGGGGATAGTGAGTAGCCCCGTATTACTGAAGGCTCCTGGAAATAGCGGAAAGCCGTTAATGCTATCGTCCTGAATACGGCGCGTCATAAACCGCATATTACCGGGAGTATCGCCCCTGATAAATGTCAGTCCGCCCAAACTCCCGACAGTGGCCGCTAGTGCTGAAGGCATTGTTATCTCCTATGTGAAGTTGGGGCGGCAGTGCGCCGCCCCTAGCCTATAGCTTAGCCGAAGGTTGTCGAGAATGCGCTTATGCTTTCGACCCTAGCCGCAAAGAGCTGGTTAAGAATGATCGTGCCATAGAAGCACTTCCATCCCATCACTCGGAGCTGGTTCAGCGGATCGAACTTATCTGCGGTCGTAAGATACGTTGTACGCACGTCGTCTAGCATAACCTGCCCGAACGCGCCCCGTCCGAAGACGAACGTCGGGTAGACGGTGATGCCGTTGCCCGGAGCCGCTGGCGGCACCTGTGCGAGGCCGATGCCGGAGATGACGACGGTCTGCCCCGACGCAGGGATCTGTACCGCTTGGCCAGTCATTGGGCCGGAGGTCGGACCCGCCGTGCTGAGGCCGAGGTTGACCGGCGTTGCGCTGCCCACGAGGCTGACGTAGATGTTCGCCGTGAAGTTGGGCACGTTCGGCACGGTGACGGCGATGCTGCCTGTCGGCCCCACAACCACAACACCCGTGGTGATACCCCAGATGCGGCTCTCGTACTGGTTCTGCGTGTCGCTCATGGTGAGCTGCACAGAATACGTTCCGCTCAGCAAGTTGCCCGACGCGCCAGGGACTACCGCAGCGCCCGCGACCAGGGCCGTGACGCCGGTGAAGGTGGGCACGAGGTTCGACCGGCAGAAGCGCAGCCCGCCCCATTCGCCCAACTCGTCATTGTACAGCTTGTCAATCTCGCTGTATGACCACGCGGTCACGATCGAGCTGTTCTCGCGAAGATCTTGCTCAACAAGCGGGTGACAGATGGCCACGTAATGCGGATTGCTCCGGGGGGTTTTACCGGCCTTCGGCTCGCCCCCGCGCGGGTCAACCTTAATATTAGTGGTCTCATCCCCCATAAAGCGCGGCGCGCCGAGAGTATAGAGCGCGCCGGAAATGCGGTTAATCTCATGCGGATTCATCACGTCACCAGCAACGAGCGAAGCGCGCGCGCCGCGAGTGTTGACGTAATTGACCTGCGTGAACGCCATCCAAGTATTAAAGGTGTTACGGTCGAGCGTCTCACCGATCTGAAGCCCCATGAGGTTCACGGCGGTGTTGAACAGCGGGTGCTTAATGGTAAGCTCCGCAACGTCCGTGATCGTAACCTTGTCGCCCCACTGTAGCGCTGTAGCGCTCACCTGCGTGAGCGTCATAGTTTCGCCGATGGGAGGCGTACCTTCGGATAACGGCGCGAAGGGAAGAACAAGTCTGTTGTAGCGGGTAGCGGTATAAGTGGTGCCGCGTCCCTTAGGCAATGTCAGCGGGTCGCCAAACCTGTACGCCACAAGGTGCCTACGCGCAAGCGGAAGAAGCTCGTCCGCAATGAACGCTTCGACGTCGGTCGTGTTGACGCCTGTATTAAACTGTGATGCTACGTTAGTAGGCATAATCTACACCTCATGCTATAAGGCGTACTTGGCGCACGCCTTAGAGAATTACATTTTCAAGACGTTTACGTCTTGCTTCCTGTTCGCTAGCAGTAGACCTGCCGCCGGTTCTATCACTAGTAGTTCTACGCGCTGGGACAGTCTGCTTCTTGATGTTAGCCTTGCCGGTCTTACTCTGTGAGGCCGAAGCCTTAGCTCTAGCAGCCATAACTTTTTCACCCAGCAAGTGTTTATAGATATCTTCTCTAGAAGCGCTAAATCCATTACCGCGTACTTTATTAAGTCTGTTCTCAACTTCGTTCTTGTACTTAGCAGCTACCGCGTCTTTGTCAACTAGGCGGTCAAACCGCATCCTATCATCAGCATCTGCCATATGCGCTTGCTGCTGAAACAATAGCTGCTGCGTTTCGCGCCGCTGCTTCTCTAGCATCATGGCCATGCGGTCTTCAGGACCGGATTGCTCCCACAATGCTTGTAGTCTCTGCCGTTCTAACTCCTGCTGCTGAAAGTTCTGTTGCGTACGCTGCGCGTTCTCTTGCGCGTCCTTCAGAACTTTTAGTTCTGCTTCAGCTTTGGTGGCTCTGGTAGCAGCTTCTCTGCGCTCGTTAGCAAGCTTCTGAATCCTAGTCTCAGCTCTGCCGCCTGCCTTTACATCGGAACTTTCACGGCTCCTTTGAGGGGTAGGCTCTTCTTCGTCTGCTTCTCCGGTACTTTCGTCTTCGGAGGCTTCTTCGTTGCTTTCTTCTTCATCTGGGGTTTCGTCCTCTAAGTCTAATTCCAGATCGTCTTCCGGTTCGTCGTCATCGCCTAGTAAGATAGTCATTATACTTCCTTGGTGGCTTACGGCCACGGCTCGGTTAAAGATACGGTTTACGTCCGTTACTCGGGGGATTGCCCGACGCGTTGCCGCGTCGGGGTATGTTAGCGTCTATGCATGCTACTGATAGTTGTCTTGATATCTTTGATCTCATCTTTGAGATCATTACTAATTTCGGTTACGCGTTCACTGATAGTCTGAACTTTACCCGTTAACACTTCTACTTGTGCCTTAAGAGCATAGTACCCACCAACGCCTACGAAGCCGCAACTAATGACGGTCAAGACATGTCCTAAACTGACAGTCCCGTCAAACTGCATCACGCCACCTTAGAAGCATTCTGCTGATCAAGCTTCTCATTGATAGCGGTAAGGGTTTCAGTCATAAGAGTAAGCGCATCCATATGCCCACTCTTCTGCGCTTTGTCCACAGCACTCATCACCGCGCCACCTAGAAACGTGGCCAAACCAAACCAAGTTGCTGGGTTGTGCGTGTCTAGTCCACCGCTAAGCGCGGCGTATACACCGCCGCCAGTAATGACATGTCGGGCGATACCAAGAACAATGTCCAACATCATTTTAGGCTTCTCCGTAGAGGGTTGAAGTGTCGTACTCACTGCTACATACTTGGGCGCCTCACCTATTAAGATTAGCGCTTCATTGGTGCACCGCCTAACTCTAGCCGTCCACCCTTGACCGAAGTATTCGAAGATGCTTAGGTTCTCTAAGAATGACTGCCTAGCACTATCGAATGTTTTTATAAAGACTGTTGCGTCTGCCGACTGTATTGCTGCTAATGTTATCGGCCCGATAACTCCATCAACGCCAACTTTAAGGACTCGCTGTGCGCATTTAATTGATCTACCAGGACCAGAATTAACAGCATAGTCGTATAAGACAAGATCAATTCCCGCTGGGAGTTCATCACCGTCTATCTTGTTCCAGTAACTCTTAGTATATATCTCGTCGGCTTCGACTCTGGTTATGTACTTAACGGATTGTATTGTTGCGCCTTTAGCCTGACGATACGCGTTGTACTCTGTCTGTATAATCCCTAAGTTAGTTGCGCCGCCGGGATCATGCGGGTCGTTTCCGTATCCGCCTTCTTCTTTATAAGTGAAGGCGAATACTCTACTCTTTGTACCAAGCATGCGTCACATCCTTAATATGCCCGCTAGTGATCCTGCTGAACCTACGTTGAATGTGTTAGCGTTAACGCCGTCTCCGAGTTCGAGGGCATAGGCGACATGTAGTCCTAAAAGTACTTCATTACCGCCTTTGCCATAAGCTACGTCTAGTGTGCCTGTAGCAGCAATAATTGCCTGCGCTGCGAAGTACGTTCCGCCTAATTCAAATGCCGTAGTACTATCGTCGCCGATGCTGATCTGGCACGTAGAGCCTGCTGGACTTCGCCTTCATGTCCAGGCAAGTAAGATAGTAATGAACGTCTGGCCATGATGACTCCGTATGAAGGGGCGGTAGGCTTTACGCCTACCGCTTATAAATGTTAGGCGACAACTACGCCGAGCGATGGCGAGAACAGAATATCATTAGCGCCTTCGCCGTAGCCTAGCCACTGCACGTAGTTCGCGTCGGCCGTGTTAGCTGCTCCCGCCACGCCGGGTGTGGCGCTAAGGAAGTAGTTGGCGTTGGGCGTGACCGCCGCAACGACAGCGTCGTTGGCGCCGAGCTGGTACACCGTGGCCGGAGCGGTGATGAGTGACGCAACCTTGACGAAGCCGTGGGCTTCGTAAGGCGAGGCGCCCGCCACGGCCTTGCGTGCGTTGATGACGCCGCTAACGCCGTCCAGGAAGAGATTGACGAAGTCACCGGCTGCCAGAGCTTCAAACGAACGCACGATCTTGACGGCGGGAGCGACGTCAATCCACGATTCCGCGCCAGTAGAGGTGTCAACTGAAAGATACTTAATAGCCATGATATTCTCCTATAGAAGTAAGCGCGCAGTCTGCACGTCTATGATAGCTTGGCCGGGACCAGCGGCAAAGCCTACTTGCACTAGCATGCCTGTTGCGGGGGGAACATTAGTTATGACTCCTCCTACTCCTAGGAATAGTCTACCTACGGGAATGCTTAGCGTAGGGTCTACGAAGATACCCTGTCTAGATAGCGCTACCACGCCACCGGCACCTACGCCACTCTGTACTACCGCGAGGACGAACGCCGCGTGCGCAGTATCACTACTAGAAGCGATAGCAGCGTGATAGTCGTCTACGTCATACATGACAGTAAACGCCGTTACGGCGGGAACTGATACACGATAGATCGTATTACTTGGGCCGCCGTAGATGGGCATATCTTACCACTCCCGCGCGGTGAATGCTTGACCCGTCGTAGCGCCTATGATGGAGATGGCTAGCGCGGATGTACCCGGTGATGGGGACTGGTAGAGCGCCCCCGCAGCAATAGAGATCGAAGGTGAAGCTTGTACTGCTGTAACTCCTAGCTCATTGAACCATAGTGTACCGGCACTATTGTTCTGTATGAGGTAGCCTCTTCTAAGCGGATTAGCCGCCATAAGAGTTTGAGCAGTACCGCCTAGCGTTATCGTGCCCGACCTATCAGTCATAGTGTATAGTGATGTGTCGCGCACGTTGACGAAGAGTGATCCGTCATTGTCGAGTTGAAGCGCTAACCTAGCGCCATCGGTAAGTGTCGCAGGGACCGCGTTATACTTACCTCCTGCTAGTACGTCTGGCGCTTGATATGGCATGCCTTACCCCTGTCGCTGAGGCATGACGGGGCTACCCGCGCCTGCCATACTCTGTTGCGGAATGGCCCCGTTCGGCTGCTGGCTCTGCGCGTTAGGCCCCTGAGGCGCGCCGCCCTGACCAGGAAGCCCCGGCTGTCCCGCGCCTCCTGGGGAACCGGGCTGTCCTTGCTGTTGCTGCTGCGCTTGCATAGCCTTCTGCATAAGCATCTTATGCATCTGAAGATGGACTTCGAAGGTACGATGCGGGTCGCCTAGCTCTTGCATGGACTGCTGGTGGACTGCTATATGCTGTTGGTGGTTGTCCATCTCATTGGGCATAACCATCTCGCCTTGGTAGAGACTCATGTTCTCTACCCTAGCGTCTTTACTCAACTGCTTACGCATGTCGATGAAGATATGAGGCGCAAGCCTGTGCCCGAAGATGTTCTCTACTAGGCTCTTTATAATGGGTACGAGGCTCATCTTATAGCCTTCGTAGAACTGCGGCTGTATACCCCTTAGCACGTTCGTCGCGCTGATCTGCTGCTGTACCTGTGCCGCTGCGCGCGCCGCCTCTACGCCGAACCACTTCATCTCCCACCTACGGTGGAACTGAACGGGTTCAACTTTCTCCATGCTAGCGGTTATGCCCATCTCCCCGAACTGTCTAACGAGAAGCGCTGTATCCCTGTGCTGATGGTCAAGTTCGAGCATGCGTTGGAGCATCGGAGTAAGAATGCCTTCCTCCAAATTAGTAACCGCATCTGAGGTTGTAAGAATATCAACCTGCTGTTCCATCGCGATTTCAGCTTGGTTAGGCTTCTTCTTTCCCAATGCTTGAGTGATAGCTGCCGGCGAGATTGAGAGAGTTTGATTAATCTCAGCTTTAGCGGCGCCGATAATGTCAAACGCGTCTTTCCACAGATTGGGGAATTGCGCAAACTGCGTATCATTAGGGTTCGTTTCCCAGATAGCAGCTAGGCTCATTATCATGCTGCCGATCTTCGGATTCTTTTCCGGATCAGTCATGACAATGGGTAAGAGGGCGTAGGCGGCGGAGTCCATGCCTTCGTTAACGGCGTCATTCGCCAAGATTTGTAAGTCTGCGACTCCAGCGCTTATCTTGCTCTTACCCTTGAAGGAGCCTACAACCTTCTCAGCAGGGGTTGAGATAATGGGAAGCTTGTCGGACCACCAAGGGTTCCTCTTACAGGAGAGGACGAGTTCTGGCCCCCCGAAGAACATCTTGTATATTCTTCGCTTAGCCTTCTTATCGCCCTTCTGCTTATACGCTAGCTTAGCCCACACCTCATAGACTAGCGCGAAGGTTCCTCTAGCATCCTTCTTTATACCTGCGGCGTCCGTCATAGCCTTAGCAGTATCGCGGGGTTGCCCGCCTTGCTGCTGCTCGCCCATGACTCCAAGGAGGGACTTACCCGCGTCCTTGTCTATCGTGCCGTCTTCCATATGCTGCTTGATATTAGTCTTCGTCCAGCGTCGCAGTATAATAGCGCCGCCACCTTTTTCAAGCGCTTCTTCAATGGAATTAGACGTTGCAGGGAAGACTGCGAAGTCTGCGTCAGAGATTACTTCGATGCAGGGGTACTGATGCGTAACTTCTTCTTCAACTATATCTTCGACTTGCTCTTCGTCGTCTTCCACGAGTTCATCTTCCGCGAGTTCGATCTCTAGCGGTTTAAACTTCTTATAGACGACGTCTCTTTTATTTATTATCCAATCTACGTAGATAGTGTATTGCCCTTCGACGTCCCCGTTCTTTATTAGAGCTGGGATAACCTGCGTCCTAAGTTTAGCCTTGCGTATGTAGTGTTCAATGAGGGAGACGAGGCTATTCGGAATATCAGAGTCTTCGCTGATAACTTCCACGTTACGCTGCGAGCTTGGGAAGATCTGATTCGCGAAGCGTGTCTTCCTAGCATTGACGGCGTTATGAACTAGTGGGAGGAATATCTTAGAAGTGCCGTTGTAGAACTGCTTTCCTGAGAGTAGGCAGTTGTACATGTCCCAATAGTCTAGTGTGTCGTTAGTCCTGTCAGTCTGTCCTGTAACAGTCTTCTCAACGTCGTTGTACAGCTTAGTTAATGTTTCTCTAAGCTCTTCCTTGTCGCACAGCTCTTCGTCCCGAGAGAAGGGCTCATCACCCTCCATCTCAGGCTTCTTACGAGTTTCATCCGCTTCCTCGCGGAGGTTCTTAGCTGGCTTGCGTGACATCGAATGTTATTTCTACATGCGTTTCAACGTTGATACTGTCTGGAAGAGTGTCGAGTAGGTTTACAACTTTCCTAATAGTAGCTTCGATATCGTCTATGTTAGGGGTAGTTGTTCTGATTGCTTCCGCGCACATCTCGCCCATGACTACGCTTATAACTTCTCTGGCTTTCACTCTTGCGCCCTACTGGTTCTAAATCTTCTGCCATCGGGTGCAGTCGCCCATCCAAGATTATTTTCTCTATCATCCGCTAAGTTTCCACTTGACACAAGGGCCAAGAGTGCTTCGAGGGCGTTCATCGTTATGGCGTATGCGTTTTCGGCCGGGACCGCCCCGAGGGCGCCCGTCTTATCTATCGTGAAGGCATAACCGCCCGCAAGGGCGCGGAGAACGAACGACGCGGCGGGGTCCACGAGGAACGCGCGCTCGCCTCTTATAGAAGAGCGAAGGAGGCGCCGGAGCTGCTCCATCCCCTTGTGGTGGTCTCCCCCCTGAGTAAGAGTTGCGGGGATGGAACGGGCTGCGGCTCTTAGGCCAATGTTGTCATAGTGAGTGAAGTGGGCTTTTGGAGCGATAAGCTTAAGCGGCTTTCCTCCGCAGAATAGTTGAGCGTGTTGGATAGCTTGGGTAAGAGTGAGCGATGGGTCTCCTTCTGCAATGTAGTCTGTGTAAACTCTAATTGTTCCTCTGGTGAACTGACAGAGTATTGCCGCAAGACTAGTTCCAGTTGCATTAACTGCCAGATAGAAAGGCTCGTTAGGAATAAGTCTAAGTTCTGGTTCAACGTGTTCGTTAGTGAAGTCTTCATAGACTGGTGCTCCTATTCTAAGTCTGGGGGCGTACGCAAGTGCGTTGGGTACGTCTATCCTACCAGTGGGGAAGTTTTCCAACTGTGATGTGAGGGTCTTATGTTCGTCAGGCGTTGCGACCAGTATAACTTCACCGGCCTTGAAGAACGGTTCCAGAGCCTTGATGAAATCAATCTTACCCTTTGGTGCTCTGACATCTTTAATTGGTAGTGTAACGTTTCGCCTAGACGATTCATGCCTGAGCGGCTGTAGAATAAATTCTTCCAGACCGTCTTTCTCGACCGCGATGAATACAGGGTTGTACTTCTCGTTAATGTGGAATATATGGTCAACAATCTCTGACGGTTGCCAGAAGTTACCACCCGACTCCCATACGATAAGTTTGTTACCAATCCACGAGTATACGACGTAACCTGTATGCGCGGAGGTTGCTTTAACTGTTCTCGCGGGGTCGTAGATTGCGAAGACAGCTTCGTAAGAACGGGAGTGCGCGGCATATCTGAAGTACTCCTTCTTGAAGACTTTTAACTCGTTAGACGTAGACTGTAGGAGGTATTCACGGTTGAACATGTCAAGTTCACCTGCATCGGCGTAAGCCTTCTCAGTCTGCTTGATCCAGCTTAAGGGGTAGCGTTCTTCCCAAGAGGCTTTCTGTTCTCCTGTATGTTCGTCCTTGTAGGAGATCGGGATTGTTATGGTTTTCCAATCTGGTAGCTTCGAGAATGTGACTGAGAGTGCTTCTTCGTCCAGAGGTGTTGCATTCATCCTTACTAGGGCTTTCGGGTCTAGCGCTGGGAAGAACTCTCCGAAGTACCAGCGCTTTATCTTTGCTCTTGCTGCTGGGGTCCATGCGTCTTCTCGTTTCTCAAGGTCATCTAGCAGTGCGAAGTCAGGGCGGAATTGGAGATATTTAATACCACGGAGGTCCTGCATTTGTCCAATAGCTTGGATCATGACACCGTTGGATAGGACTATCTTAGTGTCTGACCATGTCTCTCCTACTTGGTCTCCGAAGAGCGCCGTAAGTCTTTCGTTGTACTGTAGCTCATGCCTGATAGCGATTAGGCGTTCTGAGGCTCTAGTCTCGTTCGCGCCAACTATCACTGCGTTGTTAAACTGCTTGTAGATAGCTCCTAGGACTAGCGCTTCTTCTGCGATGGAGGACTTAGCCCCTCCTCTGAAGATCCAGTATAGGAGCTTTGGGATCTGGGCGTCGAAGAATGATTGTTGGTAGAGAGTGTGGAACGGTGGGGTGGGGTCCTTGTGTCTTTCTTTAAAAAGCATGTTATGCGCTGCCGGTCTGTTAGTCCTACACTTCTGTAGGGCTTCTCTTAGTCTATCGT